GAGAGAAGAAGTTTAAAGCATTTATGAAGACATTTAAGGATGGTTATAATGCAATTAATGGTTTTAGTGAAGCTTTTAGTCGAATCGAGTTAAACAGAGTGGAATCTGATTACGCACAAAAAATACAAGCAGCAGGAAATAACACTGAAGCACAAGCTGCACTACAGCAGGAATTAGAAAACAAAAGAGATAAAATAGCTAGAAGACAATTTAGAATACAAAAAGCTGCTAACATAGCTAGAGGACTTATGGATACTTATAATACAGGTATAAGAGCATTTGGATCTCAGTTAATTATTGGTGATCCCTCATCTCCTTTAAGAGCACAGATAGCACAAGCAGCAGCTTTAGCTTCAGGTTTAGCAAATGTTGCTATTATAGCATCACAAAAATATCAAGGAACTGCTGGTGCTGGTGGAACAGGTGCTGGTACAGGTGGTGGTAGAGAAATTAATGTTGAAGCACCTGACTTTAATGTAGTAGGTGCATCACAAATATCACAATTAGCACAAGGAGTATCAGGACAAGTTAATAAACCAGTAAAAGCATTTGTAGTAGGTAAAGAAATTACATCACAACAAGAATTAGATAGAAATATAAATAACACAGCAGGAATATGAGAATTATAGAATTAATAATAGACGATGAAGCATTACTTGCAGGAATAGAAGCTATTAGTATAGTTGACAAACCTGCTATAGAAGAAAAGTTTATTGCTTTATCAAAAGACCATAAAATACAATTAGCAGAAGTAGATACTGAAAAGAGAATACTAATGGGTGCTGCTTTAGTGCCAAACAAAAATATATATCGTCAAACAGAAGATGATGAATATTATATCTACTTTTCAGAAGATACAGTAAGAAAAGCATCAGAACTATTTCTTATGAAAGGCAATCAGAATAAATCTACACTAGAACACCAAGCATCTTTAAATGGTTTGTCTGTAGTAGAATCTTGGATAATAGAAGATGAAGTACACGATAAGTCTAAAAAATACGATATGGACTTACCAGTAGGGACTTGGATGGTTTCTATGAAAGTAAACAACGATGATGTTTGGGAAAACTATGTTAAGACAGGTTTAGTTTCAGGTTTTTCTATAGAAGGATATTTTACAGATAAAGTACAAATGAGTACAGAATTACTAGATGAATCTGAAGCAGAAGAAATACTATTAGAGGTAAAAGACTTTATAGAATCTAAAAGAACAGAACTTGCATCTTATAGCGACTATCCCCAGGGTGTAGTAAACAATGCTAAAAGAGTATTAGAGTATGTAGATAAAAATGGTTGGGGTTCTTGTGGCACTGCTGTAGGTAAACGTAGAGCATCAATGTTAGCATCAAAAACACCATTATCTGTTTCTACTATAAAAAGAATGAGAAGTTTTTTAGCTAGACATAAAAAAGACCTAGAAGTATCTAAAACATATTCTGATGGATGTGGTAAACTAATGTACGATGCTTGGGGTGGTAAAGCTGGTCTAAGATGGTCTGTATCTAAACTAAAAGAATTAGGTGAGATAGATTTAGAATCACAAGTTGTAGATGATGACTTTGCAATTATTGATGATAGATTAGCATATTCTAGTAAAGAAAAAGCATTAGAGATTGCAAAAGATTTAGGATGCGAAGGATTTCACGTACATAACTTTGAAGGTAAAGAATGGTATATGCCTTGTGAATATCACAGTAAAGAAGAAATGCAAAAATGTCCTAAAGGATTTGTAAAAGATAAAACCGGTAAATGTGTAAGAAAAAAAGGTTACTATGCAGAAGTAGGTCCAAGAGGTGGTATTAGAAAATCACCTAAAGCACCAGCATCAGGAACTCCTAACCCAAACCCTAAAGGAAAAGGTACTGCAAAAGGTACAGCAAAAGGTAAGAGAGGTGCTAAAGTATCTGCAAAAGATAGAGCTACCTTACAAAAGAAAGCAAATGAATTTAATGAAAAGTATAAATCTAAATTAGGTTATGGTGTAACAGTAGGTATGTTGGCTAGTGTATATCAAAGAGGACTTGGTGCATTTAACACAAGTCGTTCCCCAAAGGTTAGATCTGCTTCGCAGTGGGCATTTGCAAGAACCAACGCATTTTTATATCTAATAAAAAACGGTAGACCACAAAATCCAAAGTATACTACAGATTATGATTTGCTACCTAAGAAACATCCTAAAAGTAAAAAATAATGATACGCAAAAGAAGAAGATATACATATAGTAGATCATCACCAAAAGGTGGTAAAAGAGGATGCTTATGTCCTGATGGTGTAACCTACCATTCTAAGTGTTGTGATGGTAGCTTACAAGCACAAGGAATAGGCAATATTACAGGAGACGGAACTTAAAAATGAAACATATTAATTATAAGTAATTAATTACGTGAATTACTTAATAAATAAATTAATATGGAATCTCCAAAAGCGACAACAATTTTAAATGAAATATTACAGAAGTTGTCTAAGCTTACTAAGGAAGATGATTTAGCTCAAGGCATCAAAGAAGAAGTCGTTGCAGAGAATTTATCTGAACAAGTAAAAGAAGACAACCAAGAAACAAAGCAGGAGCTTTCTGAAGAAGTTAAAGAAACTACGGAAGAAGTTGCTGAAGAGGAGCTTTCTAATGAGTCTACGGAAGTAGAAGCAGAAGAAACTCAACTGATGGAAGATTATGTTAAGAAAGAAGAATTTGAATCAAAAATGGCTTCTATGGAATCTAAACTAGCAGCACTTATGAAGAGAGTAGACGATGAGATGGGATATCACGATAAAGAAAAGAAAATGATGTCTGAGCAAATCGAAAAGCTTTCTGCTGAACCTGCTGCAGAGACCATTAAACATAGTCCTGAAACAGAAGTAAAAAAAGCTAATAATAGCTTTAGAAACCCAAATAGACCTATCAGTACACTAGATAGAGTTTTATCAAAGATTAGTAATTAATAAATAAATAAATAAAAATGGCAATAACAATTTCAAATGATGTTACCAGAATTTTCCCTAAGTATGAAGCAATCTCTGTAGGCTCTAGTTTAACAGGTGCTGACAGTGGGAAGATTTTTAAGGTGAGTGGATCAGGTGGTACGGTAACACTACCTGCACCCAAAGAAGGTTTTAACTGTAGATTTGTTACTACTGGTGCTATGGATACAGCAAATACAGTAATAGCAGGTGGTACAGCAGATAAGATGGAAGGTAGTTTAATCGTTGCAGGTGCAGTCGTAGACGTAGATGCAGCAGATCAAATTAACTTTGTACACGGATCATCTAACTTAGGTGATTATATAGATATATGGTCTGATGGTTCAAACTACTATGTATTTGGTAACGCACTATCAAGTGGTGCATTAACAGCAACAGGATAATAAATAAATAAATATATATAAAATGGCAACAACTAATAACTTAACAACAACCTATGCTGGAGAATTTGCTGGTAAATATATTTCTGCTGCACTTTTAAGTGGAGACACTTTAGCAAACGAACTTATTACTATCAAGCCGAATATAAAGCATAAAGAGGTACTTAAAAAAGTAGCTACCGATTCATTGGTAAAAGATGCTACTTGTGATTTTGATCCTACTTCAACACTTACGTTAACTGAAAGAATTCTTACTATGGAAGAATTTCAAGTTAACTTACAATTATGTAAGAAGGACTTTGTAACTGATTGGGAAGCTATCCAAATGGGATTCTCAGCATATTCAGATTTACCACCTTCATTATCTGATTTCTTAATTGCTCACGTAGCAGAGAAGACAGCTCAGAAAATGGAACAAAATATTTGGGGTGGTTCAAATTCTAATGCTGGTGAATTTGATGGGTTTAAAACTACTTTACTTGCAGACTCTGATGTCGTTGATGTAAGTGGTACTACGGTAACTTCTTCTAATGTAATAGCTGAACTAGGTAAAGTTGCTGATGCAATTCCTAGTCCAGTATATGCAAAAGAAGACTTATTCATCTATGTTCCTTCAGGAGTATATAGAGCTTATGTAAGAGCTTTAGGTGGGTTTGCATCTAACGTTGGTGCTGCTGGTACAGACAACAAAGGTACTCAGTGGTTCAACGGTGGTAATCTAACTTTTGATGGGATTAATCTTGTCTTAGCTAGAGGATTAGCTGCCGATACTATTGTAGCTGCTGAAAAATCTAACTTATATTTCGGTACTGGTCTATTATCAGATCACAACGAAGTAAAAGTTATTGATATGGCAGATATCGATGGTTCACAGAATGTAAGAATCGTTATGAGATTTACTGCTGGTATCCAGCACGGAATCGGTAGCGATATAGTTCTTTATTCGTAATAAGTAATTAATAACTAGAAGGTGGGTAATTAATTTTACCCACTATTCTACCAAAAACTAAATATATATGAGTTGTAGTTTAACAAGATCAAGAGCCGAAGCCTGTAAAGATTCAGTAGCAGGTATTAAGGAAATTTATTTAGTTGACTTTGGTGGTTTAGGTACAGTTACTTTGGGTTCAAGCGATGAAGTAACAGATATTACTGGTAGTTCATCTAATGCTATAACAGCACAAAAATATGAACTAAAAGGTAACAACTCATTTGAAACGACAGTACAAGCTTCAAGAGAAAACGGTACAGTCTTTTTTGAGCAGACACTAAACATAACACTAAAGAAACTAACTAAGGAAGACCATAAAGAATTAAAACTTTTATCTGCAGGAAGACCACACATCTTTGTAAGAGATAAAAATGATAATATTCTTTTAATGGGAAGAGAGAATGGTGCTGATTTAACAGAAGGTACAGTAAGCACTGGAAATGCACTTGGTGATTTTAACGGATACAATTATACATTCGTTGCACAAGAAAGCACTCCACCAAACTTCTGTACTGTAGGAGCACCTACTGTAAACAATTATCCATTAACGTTCTCAGGTTTATCAGGAGACAATACAACTATTGGTACACCAGTACAAGTATAAGGATTCTTTGTTTTATTAATAAAAAGGGGTATATTTATATACCCTTTTTTTATGCCTAAAAACAAACGGAGATGATACAGTTATTTAGGTATGCATATTTTAACAACATCAACAAGCAATCAAGACTTAAAATTTATAGCTAGAGCAGATGCCACTTCACCTACTTTATCACTTACAGATAAAGAAAAAAGAACTACATCTACAATTAGTGTAAGTAAAACTACCGATGGTGGTTATATGAAACTTACAGGAAGCTTTGCATTAAAAGAAGGAAGACAATATTTATATAGAGTTAAAGATGGTACTACAGAAATATATAGAGGACTAATATTCTGTACAGATCAGACAGCACTTGATAAGTATTTCATTAACAATGGTGAATATGTAACTCAAGACAATTACGATAATGATTTTATAGTATTAGATTAATATGGCAAGAAATAGAAATAAATCTAAAAATGTAAATATAGTGGCAA